ATTACTGAAGATTTTATCGGTGGTCTTAAATCTTTATTTGAGTCTCACTACATCAATGTTCCACAAGAGAAGTATGATGTAATTGAGAATCAAGCTGCTGAGATAGAAAAGTTAAAAGAAGAAGTTAACAAAACTATCGAAAAAAACGTTGAGTTAAATTCAAAACTTGCAGAATCTACAAGAGAAGAAGTTATAAATGATGTATCATCTGATCTTGTTGCAACTGAAGTTGAGAAACTTAAAGGTTTAGCAGAGAGTATTGAATATAAAGACGCTGACAGTTTTAGAAAAAGTGTAGAAACTTTAAAAAATTCTTACTTCCCTAAAGCAAAAGCGAGTGATAACGAATCTAATGAAGTAGCAGAAAACAATGCTGGTTTAGACTTGTCTGAATCAATGGCTGCATATACTGCTGCAATTAGTAAAACAAAGAAAAATCCTTACTTAAAGTAAGGGTTAGTTAACTAACTAAAGAAGGAGAGATAGAAAAATGTTTTTATCTGAATCAATACAACAAAAGTGGCAGCCCGTTTTAGAACATCCTGATCTTCCAAAGATCGAGGGTGCTTATAAAAGAGCCGTTACTTCAATGGTATTGGAGAACCAAGAAAAAGCGTTAAAAGAAGATGCTGCTTTCTTATCAGAAGCTGCGCCTACTAACGCAACTGGTGCTTCAATCCAAAACTGGAATCCTATTTTAATTAGCTTAGTAAGAAGATCAATGCCTAACCTTATCGCTTACGATATTGCAGGCGTTCAACCAATGTCAGGTCCAACAGGCTTGATATTTGCTATGAGAAGCAGATATGCATCTCAAGCTGGTGGTGAAGCTCTTTTTGACGAAGCTGACTCAGATTTTTCAGGCAGAAATGCTGCTGGATCATCTGTAAGTGGGGCTTCAGCAACACAACACAGCGGAACTAATCCAGCTGTACTTAACGATGCTGCACCAGGAACTTATACAACTGGTACTGCTATGGACACTGATTACACAGAAGCATTAGGTGATGCGTCTGGTAATGCTTTTGCTGAAATGGCATTCTCAATTGAGAAATCAACTGTGACTGCTAAGTCAAGAGCTCTAAAAGCTGAGTACACAATGGAATTAGCTCAAGACCTTAAAGCAATTCACGGTTTAGATGCTGAAACTGAATTATCAAACATCTTATCTGCTGAGATCCTTGCGGAAATCAATAGAGAAGTTGTAAGATCAGTTTACATTGGATCTGAAAAAGGTGCTCAAACTAATACAACAACTGCAGGTATCTTTGACCTAGATACAGACTCTAACGGTAGATGGTCTGTTGAAAGATTTAAAGGCCTAATGTTCCAATTAGAGAGAGATGCTAACGTTATCGCACAAAGAACCAGAAGAGGAAAAGGTAACATGATTATCTGTTCTTCTGATGTTGCTAGTGCTTTACAAATGGCTGGTGTATTAGACTATACTCCTGCGTTAAACAACAACTTAAATGTTGATGACACAGGAAATACTTTTGCTGGTGTATTAAATGGTAAATATAAAGTTTACATTGATCCATATTCAGCAAATACAGCTGCTAAACAATACTTTGTAGTAGGTTACAAAGGTACTTCACCATATGACGCTGGTATATTCTACTGCCCATATGTACCTCTACAAATGGTAAGAGCAGTTGGCCAAGACACTTTCCAACCAAAAATTGGATTCAAAACTAGATATGGTCTAGTAGCGAACCCATTTGCTGGTGCTGGTGCGTCTGACGCTATTACTGCTGATGGTTTAACATCTGCTAATGCAAACAGATATTACAGAAAAGTTCAAATTGCGAACTTAATGTAATACTTGTTACAAACAAATTTAAAAGGGCGGCCCTAAAAAGTCGCCCTTTTTTTTAGCATAAATAAAAGTATGAAAACACCATATAAAGAAATTTTAGGAGTACTAGCTGTAATTTTGTTTATGACCCTTGTTGCACAAGGGTTAAAATATCTTAATCCTAAACCAAATGTATTAGAAGAATTAGAGGAAAAGATTAAAAAGGTAGAACAAAAAGAGATTATTTTAACTGAACCTGAAAAACAACTAGAACGACAAGCTACTGAAAAAGAGTGGCAAGAAGTAGATAATCAAACAGATAAATAGTAGTATGACTACTACAAACTCATACAATAGACAACCTACTAAGTTGGACTATGCAAGTCCTACACAGTTTAAGTTTGGTATTATTAAACTACCAAAAGTAGAATACTTTTGCACAGCTGCAAACATACCTGGTATTACATTAGGCACCTCAAATTTAACTACACCATTTAAAGATGTACCAATGCCTGGTGATAAACTAGACTATGATACATTAAATATTTCTTTTTTAGTAGATGAAAATTTAGAAAACTATAGAGAAATACATGGATGGATGACAGGTCTTGGATTTCCAAAAGATTATTCACAATATAGAACTTTGCAAAGTGCTGGAACAGATAGATACCCAACAACAACAAACGAAACTTATTCAAGTGAAATAGGAGTAACTTCTAAAAATACACCTGATGATGGTGGTTTGTATTCAGATGCTACATTGTTTGTATTGACAAGTAAAAATAATTCCAATATAGAAATACGTTTTAGAGATATATATCCAATCTCTCTATCAGGATTAGATTATAATCAACAAGCTACTGATGTTGACTACTTAACAGCCAGTGTTACGTTTCAATATAAAATTTATGAATTTGCAAATATAAGTGCTAGTGGTACTGTAGAAACTACTTCTTAATTACCTACTAAATAATTAAAACAATATAATGGAGATATTATGACCTTTGATGAATTGCAGGCGTTAGCCGAAAAAGACCTGAAATTAAATGATACTGAATTAGATTTAGAATCATTAAAGACACCACAACTACATAACAAGTATTGTAAATTTCATAATCAATATATTAATCTATTAAAAAAGACCGAGCAAGATAGAGATAGATTATTAAGAGAAAAATGGGAATACTATACTGGTAAAGCTGATCCACAAGTTTACCAAGAAAAACCTTTTAATATAAAGTTACTCAAACAAGATGTTGACAAATATATTAAATCGGATGATGATCTAATTAAACTAGAACAAAAGGTAACCTATATACAAAGTGTTGTGGATTACTTAGATAAAACAATTCGTATTATTTCAAATCGTACATTTCAAATTAAAAATGCCATAGAGTGGAAAAAGTTCACTTCTGGTATTATCTAAAATGCAAAATATTATCGTTGATAAAATCAATGACGTATATATTCGGATTGACGCTGATGCCTCTATTCGTAGAGAACTTTCAGATTACTTCTCATTTGAAGTGCCTGGATATAAGTTTACACCACAGTTTCGTAATCGAGTTTGGGATGGAAAAATAAGATTATATTCTTATGCTACAGGTCAAATGTACGTAGGACTATACCCATATCTAAAAGATTGGTGTAAAAAGAAAGATGTTCATATAGTTGAATCCAGTGATATTTTAACACGTAGCAACGTCTCAGCCGCCGATATAGACGGTATGATTGATGAATACGATCTGCCCATTAAACCAAGAGATTATCAAATAAACGCATTTAAATTTGCCTTAGAATATGAAAGAGGTCTTATATTATCACCGACAGCTTCTGGTAAGTCGCTTATAATCTATATGTTAGTTAGACACTATCTTAATTCAATAAACAATAATGTTTTAATTATTGTGCCGACCACATCATTGGTTGAACAACTATATAAAGATTTTAAAGACTATGGATATGATGTAGAAACAAATGTTAGTAGAAAATATCACGGCTATGATATTGATGAAGATAAAAGAGTAGTCATTTCAACATGGCAATCATTATATAAAATGCCTAAAAAGTTTTTTGAAGATTACGGTGCTGTTATAGGTGATGAAGCACATTTATTTAAGGCCGTATCATTAACAAAGATAATGACAAAACTTACCGATTGTAAATATCGTATTGGTTTGACAGGTACTTTAGATGATAGTAAAACACATAAGTTAGTATTAACAGGTCTATTTGGTGTAGTTAATAAAGTGGTCTCTACTAAACAACTTATAGATAAAAAACAACTAGCAAATTTAAAAGTGGTTTGTTTAAACCTAAAATATCCTGAAACTGAATCTAAAAAAGTATATGGTGTAAAATACTTTGAAGAATTAGAATATCTTACTCAAAATACTGCTCGTAATAAATACATACGAAATCTAGCCCTAGCACTAAACGGCAATACTTTATGTTTGTTTCAGTTAGTAGAAAAACACGGTGAAATTTTATATAACTTAATCAAAGAAAAAGCAGATCCAAAACGAAAAATATTTTTTGTTTATGGTGGAACAGAAACAGATGATAGAGAAAAAATTAGAGCAATCACAGAAAAATCGGATAACGCAATTATTGTCGCTTCTTTCGGGACGTTTAGCACTGGTATCAATATTCGTAATTTACACAACATTGTTTTTAGCAGCCCTAGTAAAAGCCCTATAAGAGTATTACAAAGTATTGGCCGTGGTTTAAGAGTTGGTGATAAGAAACAGTCAGCTACAGTCTATGATATATCTGACGATTTAACATATAAAGATAAAAAAAACTTTACTTTAACACACTTTCAGGAAAGAGTTAATATCTATAATCGGGAGAGTTTTAACTATGAAATTCACACCGTTAGTTTAGATAAATAGTTATATGCAAACCTTAGATACTCAAAATGTAAAGATTATTCGTTTGGTTTCTGGAGAAGAAATTTGTTGTAAAATAGATGGTACAACAAAAGAGCTTCCAGACAAATCCCGTTTATTAAAGATACTTAATCCAATGTTAATAAAATATATACCTCAACTAACTGACAGAGGTGTAACAGATTATATAGCATTAGTTAAGTGGGTTGGATTTACAAATGATACAATTATTACTTTACCTATAAACAAAATTATTACTATATGTAATGCTACACCTGAATTTAACAATAGATATACTCAGATTGTAGGTAAACTTCATACTGTAAAAGAAAACCTACCAAGTTACATTGAAAGAGATTTATCTAAAGAGGAGCTTGAAGAGGAAAATAATATTGAACCAACTAGAGATTATGATAAAGAAATAACTGATAAAAATGATATAAAAGAGTTAAGTGAATTGTTAAATATGCCTAGTAAGAAGATACACTAGATAGGTAGCCACGGTTCTACTGAACAACCCACATGGGTATTATATCAACAACTTAGAAAAGAGTCAAGCGCCTATGAAAATTAGATTTTACAAAAGATTAGATGGTATGAGATGGCTAGGCTTTGTACTGGCCATGATAGGTGCCTACATACTATCAAATGCAAATCCTAGCACTCAATGGGTAGGATGGTCAATTGCAACAGTATCCTGTAGTATATGGATATATATGGGTATAAAAGATAAAGACATACCTAGAGCACTTATGGAACTTATGTATTTGTTACTTGCATTAAGGGCCATTTATAATTGGTTAATATGAAAGAAGAATGGACAATAAAAGCGACATATAATAGTGACAATCCTAAAAAATATTGTCAAGTGTGTTATCCATTTAAAGGAACAATTAAACAGCTTGAAAAAAAGATATGGAAACACTATAATGAAAATTATGAAGAATATGGTAAAGCAGAAGCTGTGGAGGTCGAACTTATAACATAAACCGTTGACAAAAACAACAAAATATACTATAATAATATTATGACTAAAACAAGAAAAAGATCAGCACATTATGTAGATAACAAAAAGTTTCTACAGGCGATGATAGAATATAAGGACAAGTGTGATAAGGCCGAAAAAAGAAATAGAAAATCACCACCAGTTACAAATTATATTGGTGAATGTTTTTTAAAAATAGCAAATCACTTATCTTATAGACCTAATTTTATTAACTATACTTTTAGAGATGATATGATTTCTGATGGTATAGAAAACTGTTTACAATATCTTAAAAATTTTAATCCTAAGAAATCAAATAATCCATTTGCTTATTTTACACAAATCATTTACTATGCTTTTATAAGAAGAATACAAAAAGAAAAGAAGCAAACAAATATCAAGTATAGAATGATTGAACAAGGAAATATAGATGAGTTTTCTGTATTGCCTGGTGATACAAATAGTGATTATAAAAATCAGTTTTTAGAATTTTTAAGAAAAAATAAACCATCAACTGAAGAACAACCAAAAGTTAATGAGATTAAAGTTAAAAAAAGAAAGAAAAGAACTTATAGCTCAGTATTAGATATATAATGAAAATAGCACTGCTAAATGATACACACTTCGGTGTTCGTAATGATAGCGAAGCGTTTAGAAACTATCAACTAAGATTTTATAATGAAATCTTTTTTCCTTACTTAGAAGAACACAATATAAAAACATTGGTTCACTTAGGTGATGTTGTTGATAGAAGAAAGTTTATTAACTTTCAAACAGCTTCTATTTTTAGAAAACAATTTTGGGATCGCTTATACGAAGATCAAATTGATACTCATATCATTATAGGTAACCATGATACTTATTTCAAAAACACAAATGATGTAAACGCAATTGAAAACCTTTACACTTCATTTGATAAAAGACATGAGCCGTGGATATATACAAAGTCAACTGTTGTAGATTTTGATGGTACACCTATTTTATTTGTGCCTTGGATTTGTGATGACAACTATGATCACTCTATGGAAATGTTAAAAACAGCCAAAGCAGATTTATGTTTTGGTCATTTAGAAATCAAAGGCATTGAGATGCAAAATGGTGTAATCAATGAGCATGGTTTAGCAAAATCAGATTTTAATAGATTTGATAGAGTTATATCAGGCCATTTTCACAAACATACAGATGATGGTCAAATACACTACAATGGCGCTCAATATGAAATGACATGGTCAGACTACCAAGACCCTAAAGGATTTCATATCTTTGATACAGAAACTAGAGAAATAACAAGAGTGCGTAATCCACTTACCATACATAAAAAAATAATTTATGATGATAAAAAGAAAGATTATAAAAACTTTGACATTGCAGAATATAATAATCACTTTATTAAATTGATTGTATTAAATAAAAATGATGAAGAGGTGTTTGACAAATTTGTTGAAAGATTGTATAATGAAATTACGGTACATGATTTAAATATTGTAGAAGATTATTCTGATATTAAGGCAAGTGTAAGAGAAGACATTTTAGAAATGGGTGAAGATACGGTTACATTCCTAAACAACTATGTTGACCAATTAGAAACAGATGTAAATAAAACAAAACTAAAAGAATTTTTAAAGTCAATCTATATAGAGGCAAATGACACTAAAGTATGATATATTTTAAAAAGTTAAGATGGCGAAATTTTTTATCTACTGGTAATCAGTTTATAGAAGTTGATTTAGCAAAGTCACCATCAACGTTGATTATTGGAACAAATGGTTCAGGTAAATCTACAATGCTAGACGCATTGTGTTATGCCTTATTTAATCGTTCATTTAGAAATATTAAAAAAGAACAACTAGTAAATACAATCAATTCAAACGATTGTGAAATAGAATGTGAGTTTGAAACTAACAATAAAAAATATAAAGTTATAAGAGGTATTAAACCAAACAAGTTTGAAATTTATTGTAATAATGTATTGATAAATCAGGATGCTTCAAATGTTGATTATCAAAATATGTTAGAACAAAATATCTTAAAGTGTAACTATCGTGCCTTTTGTCAAGTTGTTATTTTAGGTTCATCATCATACGAACCATTTATGCACCTACGTGCTAGATACAGACGAGAAGTAGTTGAAGAAATATTAGACATACGAGTTTTTAGTTATATGGACTTATTGATAAGACATAAACAAGGTGAGTTAAGTAAGGCCATTACAGATGTTAGACATAGATACGACTTAATGACTGAAAAATATGAGTTACAAAAAAAACACTTTGAGCAAATACAAAATAGAGATACCTCTGATATAGAAAATAGAAAACAACAACTAAAAGAAAATGAGCAAAGTAACTACGACTATAATCAAAAACTACAACTACTTAATGAAAAAATAATTTCAACAAAGGCGGAAATATGGGGTGGAGATAAACATAATAAGAAGGCAGCTCAACTTTCTAAATTAGAAACAAAGATAGAAACTAACTTATCAAATCATAAAAAGAATTTACAGTTTTTTGAAGAAAATGATAACTGTCCTACTTGTACACAACCTATTGATAAAGTATTTAAACAAAGTAAAATATCAACAGAAAAAAATAAAATATCTGAATTAGAAAGTGGCCTAAAAGATTTATTAAACGAAATAGACAAAACTCAAAACAAGATAAAAGAAATGAATAAGATAAATGAAAAGTTATCTGAATTAAATATATCTGTAGCAAAAATCAATACCTCTATTTCAGAAATTAATAGACACTCAAATAGACTAGATACAGAAATTGCTAAACTTGAAAGTGATAGACAAAATACAAATAAGGTTGCTGAAGAAATAGAACAATTAAAAAATGAATTGTTAGAGATAAATGTTGAAAAAGAAAAGGTTATAGAAAACAAAAAATACACAGATATTGCTAGAGAAATACTTAATGACACAGGTGTTAAAGCAAACATTATTAAAAAGTATCTACCTATAATGAATAACTTAATTAATAAGTATTTACAATCTATGGATTTCTTTGTTAACTTTCATTTAGATGAGGAGTTTAATGAAACAATAAAAAGTAGATTTAGAGATACTTTTAACTATAACAGTTTTAGTGAAGGTGAAAAGTTAAGAATAGACCTTGCATTATTATTTACTTGGAGAACTATTGCCAAAATGAAAAATAGTACAAATACAAATCTTTTAATATTAGATGAAATATTTGATAGTAGTTTAGATGGTCAAGGAACTGAAGACTTTTTTAAAATACTTAAAACGTTAACAAATGAAAATACCTTTATTATATCACATAAAGGAGATATATTATTTGACAAATTTACCAACATAATTCGGTTTGAGAAATATAAAAACTTTACGAGGTTAGCATAATGACATACGAACTATTACCACCAACTGATCCAAGAGTGCTATCAAGTATAGCACCATTTGACATAGAGGCATTTAAAAAAGAAGAAAAAATAGAAGTAAAAGAATTTGTTGATAATATGTTTGAAACAATGAAAAGATATGGTGGTATTGGACTGTCAGCAAATCAAGTGGGTAAACCATATCGTATGTTTATTATGGGTGGCCATCCTGAAATACATAAAAGTAAAAAGTGGACTTGTATCAATCCTGAAATTGTAGAAACAAGTAAACAAACAACCAGATTAAAAGAAGGTTGTTTAACTTTTCCTTTTTTATTTTTAGATATAGAAAGACCAAGTGCTATTAAAGTTAAATACCTTGACGAAGAACTAAAAGAACAAGAAGAAGAAATGATTGGTATTGTGGCAAGGTGTTTTTTACACGAATACGACCATATGCAAGGTATTGTGTTTACAGAAAAAGTAACTAAATTTAAATTAGATTACGCTCTTAAAAAAAGAGATAAAGAAATAAAACGAGCACAAAAGTTATGGCAACAGCAAAATCAAAAGTAAAGAAAACTTATATTCATGTTAATCAACACGTTATACGTGCCAATAAAAAACATAATAAAAACGATCCTGTAATTACAGTAAAGTTTGGTAAAGACAATACATATTGCCATGAAGTAGAAATATTAGGTCCATCTAAAGTTATCTATGGTGGAAATGAAAAAGCAATATTAAGTTGTGGTGCTAGAGTTGTGATTGAAACAACAAGTGAGGTAAATATCGTAAAATGAAACCTTGGCAAAAAGGATATGAAATAGACACATTATTAGAGTGGGTTGATAAATTTAAAAACTATAATCAATATTGTCATAGTCCATTTTTAGAAGCAAAGAAAAATACAATTGCAGGCGCTTTAAGTGAAGGACAGATAATAGAAAAGAACAACATAGTTTATTTAATTAGAACTGCTAAAACAACCTCTAAAGTAAATATGTTTAATGCAGGTCCACAAATTGCTACAGTATTAAAGGGTGATAAAGTTATACAAAAAATATCTGTTAATACAAAATCTGAAAGTGATATTATTAATGTATTAAAAGAAATATCAGAACCTGTTTGGTGTCATGTATTTGAAGAAAATGAAATTGTAAAATCTGCTGTAGTTAAATCAGATTTTAAAAAAATAGGTACAAAAGTAAACACGTTTAGTGATGTCATTGGAATATATTATAAAGGCAATAGAACATTTGAGTCTGTAACCGATACTGAAAATATTAATATGACAAAAACATCACTTAAATTTGATGAAAAGATTATAGATAAATTAGTAGATGAATTGCAAAAATTAAATTTAAAATATACAAATCACAATAGTAACTATAATAAAAAACAATCTTGGCAGGCCTTATCTATTTTAGGATTTGAAAAAGACAGCAAATATGTAGATAAAAAAGCAGCCAATACAGAAAATAGACCTCTAGTGCAAACTGATTTATATGATTTATTAGAAGGTGAAAAAAAACTATTAGGTGAATTTTTAGATAAGATACCTGGTGAATTTGATAGAGTTAGATTTATGACATTAAAACCAGGTGGTGGTGAACTTAAAAGACATACAGACCAAACAGACCCAACGTGGGGAACAACAGACGGCAAAATGGTCAGACTACATATACCACTTAAAACAAATGAAAATGTTATATTTACATCTTGGAATAATAACGGTGAAAGAAAAAAATACAATATGAAAAAAGGTGAATGTTGGTTTTTAGATACAAGAAGACCACATACAGCAATAAACAATGGGAATGATATAAGAATACATTTAGTTGCTGATGTATGGTCAAACGATAAAGTAAGAAACATATTAAGACAAAACGAAACAATTGTCTCGCCTTGACATTTTCACTATAATATAGTATAATATATACTATGAAACTAAACACACCAGTTGAAGAATATACACTAAAAGGTAAAAAGGTACTTGTAAAAAGAGATGACCTTGTTGGAGATAATAACGTATTACCACCTTGGGGTAAGATTACTGGTATAGACGCATTACTTGAAAAACATATTAATCCTAAATATCCATTAATACATTTAGCAGTAAATGGTTCTTGGTCTGGTTGGGCATTATCTGAATTATGTAAAAGACGAGGTATAAAATTTATCTATGCCTATCCACCATCAAAAACATATTCACAATTTATATTAGATAAAGCAAAAGCAAATAAATGTGAGTTTTTAGAACTTAAACCAAATATGATGGCAATACTTTATAATAGAGTTAAAAAATATGCAAAAGAAAATGATATACAAATGTTACCTTATGCGTTTGACCATGGAGATTACAGAAACGATTTAAAGTTAAGAGCAGAAAAAACTTTTAAAGAACATTTAGTAGACCATTTAGTTATATCAGCAGGTTCAGGTGTAACTTGTTCTGGTATTATCGAAGCATTTTCTCCAGGTAGTGATTTGTTTTCTAATTCACAAAAACAAGCACACGTTATTACAGTTTCAAATATATCAACAATAGATAGTAAGTTTAAAAAAGATTATAATATGACCTCTGATTCTATTCACATATATAAAACAAAGTATGCTTTTGAAGATATGATGACAGATTATGAAGTACCTTTTCCTTGTAATGGTACTTGGGATAGAAAAGCGTGGTGGTGGTTAGAACAAAACATAGAACAACTTGAAGGTGATATAATGTTTTGGAATATAGGTGGTAATATATGAAAATTTGTTTTGCTAGTTTAAGAAAGAAGGTCAACTATACTGAAGTATTAGAATATGGTATGGACGTTTTTTATGAATGTTTTAGAGAATATGCCAAAAATAATAAACAACATAAGTACAGTTATTATAATTTTGCGTTTGCTAATAAAGGTGCAGAAAGAAATTTAGAAAGTCTTAAAAACGCTGAAGTAATTATATTTCCTGCCGTACAAGAGTTCATTTACTTTGCAGATGCTATGCATCCACGAGATGTAGAAAAATCACAAGCAGAAATTAGAAAGGCATACGAGTATCTTAATAACAAACATATTATCTTACTTACGCAAGATAGAGGTGTGAATGAAAATCTTATAATGAAATATACATTTGAAAACAAAGTAAAACCTAAATCATTTACAACAATAGATGAAATGGATTTTAAATTAGGATTACATGCTTTAAAATATCATTATATACAAAGAAAACATAGATTTCCAGACAAGAAGAAATTTGATTTTATATATTGGGGTTCAGATAAAAGTAAGAACGCAGGAGGTATTAAGACATGTGATGATAGACTTAAAATTATAAAAGAGATAAACAAAGACAAGGAAATATCATCAACTATTATAGGTAGATGGCCTTTTCCTGTAGAAAAGAAGTGGATTAAAATGAACGAAATTGTAGGATACCTAGATGAGGCAATTGCAACCGTTTGTTTTAATTGGATTGACCAAACTGCTGTTACAGGTAGATATCCAGAAGCCCTTGCTTGTGATGTTTTTCCATTTGTATGGAAAGAATATGATACAAACAATATACTAGTAGCAGACACTTTCCAGAGAGTCTTTACAAAAGACGAGTTATGTGATAAAATAAAAGAAGTAAAAAAGTCAGATAAGTGGTTAAATAAAATAAAGTCAGATTTTTTAAATAAACTACCTACTGAAAAAGAATATTATAAACAATTTGAAAGTATATTAAATGATCGTTTTAAAAGATAAAAAAGATATTAAATTTGCACCTAAAGATTTTCTAAAAGACTATCAGTGGGAGTTGCACGGACAATATGATAGTTTACAATTTGTAAATGAAGACATTAAAGTACTATCCGTGCAATCAACAAAAGTAGGTGAAAAAACTTACAACGCATTTCCTAATTTAGAATGGATTATTGTTAGACAGCACGGTTATGATAATATTAATTTAAATGAATGTGAAAAACGAGGTATTGGTGTTGTAACCACTAAACCATTTGCACAATCAACTGCTGATTGGATAAATCAATATATAACTGATAATGATAAGATTGCATTAATCGGTAATGGTGCTATAGGATCTAAAGTAAGATCAGATATTATTATTGATAAAAAAACTTCTAAAGATAAAAACTATTGGGAACATTATTATTGGAATGAATACGATACTTTAATTGTTACTGTACCACCCGAAAACAATAAACATTTAATAAATGAAAATGTACTTTCAAAGTTTAAAGGAAAACTAATTTCAGTAAGTCGATCTACCGTTATTGACAATGAGGCATTACTTAAATATATTGATAATATATCACATGCATATGTGGATACTTTAGATGAACATCTAAGAGATGAGTTATTGCAGACAGGCAAAGTAACATATTCTAAACACACAGCATTTGCCCATAACTTTACTTATGAAAATAACACAAATTATTTTAAACACTTAGAAAACATAATTTTAGAATGTTTAAATAACAATTGTAATAATCCTGTTTTACCTAGAAGTGAAAAAATAACATTTGAGTAATATGTCAAACGCAAAAGAAGTAATTAAAGATTGGAAAGAAAATAAAGGGTTTCCTTATTATCCTACAGATAAGAAATGGAAAGATAAAGAATATCAAAATTTATTATCATTTAATAGAGATACAATCCTAGACGCAAAAAATCAAATCATAGGACAGTCAACACATGGACTGTCACTTGCATGGTCGTATATGCCACACGCATGGAGTGTTAAATGTGGTAAAATGAAAACACCTATGGAGATATGGGAAGATGAAGAACATTTAGAAAAAGGTATTAATAAGATTTTGACAGGCACTTTCTTTAAACAAAAGAGTGCTAACAACATAACAGACTCAGACATGAGAGCAATGTTAAGACGTTATAGTGGTACTCAAATGGTATCTAATTTTAGACCTACAGCTGCCGCAACTTTATATGACATCTTTGTAGAAAAAGATAGTCCACTTGAAGGTACAGAAGCGGGCACAGTATGGGATCCTAGTATGGGTTATGGTGGTCGTTTAATGGGTGCTATTGCAGCTGGCGTTAATTATATAGGTACAGACCCTTGTGTTCCTACTTATGCAGGTTTAGAAAAAATACGAGATGAATATGGTCACTCTCACAAAAAATATACACTGTTGAAACAAGGATCGGAAACGTTTATACCTGAAGATAATAGTTTAGATTTTGTATTTACAAGTCCACCTTATTTAGGACACGAACAATATGGTGATGAAGAAGAACAATCATTTAACAAATTTCCACAACAAGACGCATGGCGTAATGGTTTCTTATTACAGACTATTAAAAATGCATACAAAGGGTTGAAACCAGGCAAATATGCAGGTTTCAATGTTGCAAATGTAAAATCATATAAAACTTTTGAAGAAGACACTTACGATTGTATGGTTGAGGCAGGTTTTAAAGATATACAGATATGGTGGCTATCACTATCAACACAACAAGGTACTCAAACGCAATCCACATTAGAGGGTGATTCGATAGAGTCTAAACAAAAGAACAACTATATAGGACGATTCGCAAGACCTGACATTCCAGGACGTAAATATGAGCCTATATTCATAGGAATTAAGTAAAAAAACAAATGTTCTTGTTTTGTTCTCATTAAAAACCTAGTAAAATCGTGGATTTAAGTGCTTGACTTTTATGCCGTTTTAGTATAGCATAATTAGTATATGACAGATAACACTATGAATAAAAAATCACAACTTGCAAAATTACTTGCAACAGAAAATATTGAAGTACAAGAAAATGCTGTACAAACTGCTTCGTTTGATGTAGTCAATAGAATATTAACAATTCCTATCTTTAAAGAAGAACAAAAATCCAAACATGTTTATGACATGTTGGTTGGTCATGAGGTATCTCATGCTTTACATACTCCTGCTGAGTCATGGAAAGATATGGCAAATAGAACTAAAGAATTTAAATCATTTGTAAACGTTATTGAAGACGCTAGAATTGATAAACTTATACAGAAAAAATATCCTGGTCTTACTGACGACTATATCAAAGGTTTTGATAAAATGTACAAAGATAATTTCTTTGGTACTAAAGGTAAAAACATACAAACTGATTATTCATTAATTGATAAAATTAATTTATACTATAAATCATCTAAAAACCTTGATTTTAAATTTACTAAAAAAGAAAAAATATTAGTTGACGCTGTTGATAAATGTAAAACGTTTGATGATGTTTTAAAACTATCAGAAGAAATACTTGGTTATTGTAAAGATGAATTAAAGAAAAAAACTGAATTACAAAAAGTTTATGTATCATCATCAATGGGTGATAAACAATCAGATTCAGATATGGATAGTAATGACTCAAATAAAACTTCAGATGAAAAATTAGATGAATGGTTAGAAAAAAAATCAGAGTCAGATGAATCAGATGATGAGGCAAACAAAAAAGACTCTAAACAAACTGGTGGTAGTGGTGCAGGCACAACTGATAATACACCAAGTGAATTAAGACCTCTTACTGCTGAGATGTATGAAACATCGGTTAAAGGTATTACAGATGATAAAGCCCATGACAGATGTTATGCTGAATTACCAAAAGTTAATCTTAAAAAATTAATTATTCCTTATTCTAAATTTATTAGAGATGTTATGGTATACGACAATTCATATAATAATACAGAATATGATAAACAACAAATTAATAAGGCAAAAGTTAGAACTCAAAAATTTATGAAAGAGTCTTCTAATGTTGTTAATTTTTTAGTTAAAGAATTTGAGATGAAAAAAAATGCTAAGTTATATGCTCGCGCTTCACAAGATAAAACAGGTATTATTGATCCTCTTAAATTACATACTTACAAGTTTGCTGAAGATATATTTAAAAAGATAACTACTATACCTAATCAAAAAAATCACGGTATGATTTTATTACTTGATTGGTCTGGTTCTATGCAAAAACACATATTACCTACAGTTGAACAATTATTAAACTTAACTTTATTCTGTAAAAAGATTAATATACCTTTTTCAGTTTATGCATTTATGAATAATTGTAGAGATTCAAAAAATGATTATTCAGAGTCTGGTTTTACTGTTAATAGTAAAACAATATTACCTGACGCTTCTACAAAACTTGTACAATTGTTTTCACATAAACAATCAAAAGTTGATTATATGAGATGTGCTACTATATTACACAGAGCTGCAATGTACTTTGGTGATTATTATACTTCCAGACGTTACGATCCAATGAATGAAGATCAAACTGTTCCTTCAATTTCAAATGATTATTATTTATCCTCAACACCACTTAATGAGTCGTTAATCGGTATGGATCATATTATCAAAAAATTCAAAAAAGATTACAATACTGATAAGTTGTCACTTGTTACTTTAACAGACGGCGCCTCTAACAGTATGGACAGACATGGTAGTGGTGAATTGTATATTAAACTAAACGGCAAATATCAAATGGCAGGTAGTTATTATATGGAACGTAAAGATTTCACTAGTGTTATGTTAAGATACTTAAAAAAGAAGTATGATTTACAAACTATTGGTTTCTATCTAGTTTCAAAATATAGAGAATTACAATATCAGTTAAGAGTGCCTTACAATAAAGAGTTGTTGGCTAAAAAAATGTTTACTAAAGACAAATTTATCGCTGATTATAATACTGCTTATGATGTTTACTTTTATGTTAACTCTGGCACTAGAGTTGCTAATCAAGTATTCGAATCAGATTCAACTGATAAGAGAACTTTAAAAAAGATGTTTATGTCGGGAATGAAAAAACGAATCAATTCCAGAGTATTATTACAAAACTTTATCAAAAGGATCGCATAAATGCAGGGTTTTTTTCGCTTGACTTTTACCCCAAAAAATGATAGCATATATGTATAACTTAAATATGAAAGGACTTATATTATGATTGAGTTAAACAAAAAACAAAAATCCGTGTTGAAAGTATTAAAAGATACTTACAAAAAAGACACGGTTACTAGACAAGAAATAAATGCTCTAGTTGATAAGAAGGTAATATCAAATCCTTCTTGGTTAAAATCAGACAAATTTAAAGTTGGCAGAGGAGTTTATACTCTTAATGTTGACTCTATGAATGATACAACCACAGTTGATACAACTGATACTAAAATTTCAAATGATACAAAGGCTGCCTATATTGTGTCTTCATTGACCGACAATGTAGTTCCTCAAAAGGATACTGACTTTGTTAAGTTTGGTAACTATACTGACATAAACAGTATTGTAAAATCTAAAAAATTCTATCCTGTTTTTATCACAGGTCTTTCTGGTAACGGTAAGACACTTGCTGTGACTCAGGCATGTGCCGAGGCAAAACGTGAAATGATTAGATGTAACATTACAATTGAAACTGATGAGGATGATTTACTTGGTGGTTACAGACTAAAAGATGGTCAGACCGTATGGCAAAATGGTCCTGTAATTGAGGCCATGGAACGTGGCGCTGTTCTTTTACTTGATGAGATTGACCTTGCAAGTAATAAGATTATGTGTTTACAACCTATCCTTGAGGGTTCAGGTGTCTATGTTAAAAAGATAAACAAGTTTGTTAAACCTAAACTTGGCTTCAATGTGATTGCAACTGCTAACACTAAAGGTCAAGGTAGTGATGACGGTAAGTTTATCGGTACTAATGTTCTTAACGAGGCATTCCTTGAGAGATTTCCTGTTACATTTGAACAAGAATATCCAAGTGCTAAGATTGAAGAAAAAATTGTTAGTACAAAATTAAAATCTGCTGGTAAGTCTGATGACAAGTTTGCTCACAATCTAGTAACGTGGGCTGATGTGATTAGAAAAACCTACAAAGATGGCGGTGTTGATGAGATTATAAGTACAAGAAGACTTGTACATATCGCTGAGGCATACGGCATCTTTAAAAATAAAATGAAGGCAATATCTGTATGTACTAATAGATTTGATGATGATACCAAAACATCATTTGTTGATCTATACAGTAAAGTAGATAGTGGTGCTTCTGTAGATGAAATCCTTGACGCTAAGAAGAAGGCTGATGAGGCAGAAATTCTACAAGAGAATTCCAATGATAGTGAGGATGACGAAGACGGAGACATAAATGTCTAACCTATTGAGTAGTCAAAAATCTATCCATAGTGTAAGTCCGCTTGTGGGGGTTGTGCCCCACAAGTTAAACTTTTTACAGGAGAATAATGAGTAATTTTAAAGATAACAGTGGTTTAGAAAAAATAAAACCAAAAATGTCACAAGAAGAACGTGATAAATTAATGAAAAAGTTTTTAGAAAAAGGTGGCAAAATACAAAAGTTAAAAGCAGGTTATCCTACTAATGTAGGTAGTTTAGATAGGTCTAAGAAACCTGCCTATACAAAAGAAGATATTGAAAAAGGTATAACTGGTAAAGCACCAAGACCTGATTATAAGACTTATAAAAAAGGTTCGTACCATGACTTTGATGTGGGTGGTGATAAACCACCTGTATGGGAAAAACAACCAAAAAATGAGATGGGAGGTAAATAGTTAGTGTCAATTACAGTAGAAGTAAGAGGTGGCAATTTAGAAAAGGCTTTGCGTGTACTTAAAAAGAAAGTACAAAAAGCAGGTATTATCAAACAGATAAGAGATAAAAAATACTTTATGAAACCGTCTGAAATCAAACGTGAAAAGGCCAAAGAACGATCTAAGATTATTAGAAAAGCACAAAAAGCTAATGATGAAATTTTAGGATATCGTTGGGTAAAAGGCGTAAAAGTAAAGAAAATATAGGAATTCTATGCCGTCTGTGTTGAATGATTATATATATTATTACTACAAGGCTATTCGTAAGACCTTGTAGAGGTATAGATAGGTTAGGGTAGTGCCTTGATTTTAATCTAAAACTACCCATAAAAAACGGTGACGTTTGGTAGTTTAACTCCGTGACAAAACGAAACTACCATTTTATTTTATAAGAAGGGTTGACATTTCACAAATCGTTCTTATATAAATAATATTGAATATGCCAAATGGGTATTCGATATAAAGATAACTTTGCTTAAACAAGGAGGTTAATTATGACTAATAAAGCATTATCTATTTTCAATCAATTAAGACCACTAACTGTAGGATTTGATGACACGTTCAGACATTTTGAATCAATGTTTGATCATCAGTTAGATCATATCCAAACTACAGCTTTTCCTTATTACAATATAGTAAAACAGGATAAGAATAAGTACGATATTGAAATCGCACTTGCTGGTTATAATAAAAAAGATATAAACATCGACCTTGAGGATGGTGTTTTATCTATTGAGTCTAAAAAAGACGAAAAGGAAGATACTAAAGATGGAGAAGTAATCCATAAAGGTATCGCTAAAAGATACTTTAAAAAATCTTTTACAATCGCTGAAGACGTTGAAGTTAAAGGCGCTGAACTAAAAGACGGCTTGTTAAGGGTGTCTTTAGAGAGAATAGTTCCAGAACATAAAAAGCCTAGAACTATCTCAATCAAATAATAAAACCAATATCTGGTATGTTTTAAACGCATACCAGATATAAATACTTTATATCGTTCATCTTTTTAAAAGACGGAAGTAGGCATATGCCGAAGGAACGCACCTAACTTTATAGGAGGGTGTTATGAATTTTAAATGGGACTTGAAAAATCTTTTTACTCAAAAGAGTAGAGAAGAATCAACAAAAGCTCAATTAAGAAAAAGAAGTAAAGACTCTATTGCTAGACCAAAGGCAGAGAAAAACATTACTTCAAAAGATCCACGTTTACAAGGAATATAGAGTATTGACTTTGTGAATTGAATCGAGTATAATATATAATTAAATAATATGAGGAATATAATATGAAACAAGGTGATAAATTACCACAAGTAAATTTTAGAGTAAGGTCACTAGGTGAGTGGCAAAATACAAATACAGATACTTATTTTAAAGACAAAAAAGTAATCTTATTTTCACTACCTGGTGCCTTTACTCCAACATGCTCAAACCAACAACTACCTGGCTTTGAAAAACTTGCTAATGTTTTTAAAGAACATGGCATAGATGAAATTTATTGTATGTCAGTAAATGATTCGTTTGTTATGAACGCATGGGCAGATAAACAAAAACTAGAAAATATAAAAGTCATACCAGATGGTAATGGTGAGTTTACAGAAAAAGTTGGAATGTTGTGTTCAAAAAGAGATAAGTGTTTTGGTGACAGGTCTTGGAGATATGCTGCTATTATCAATGATGGTGTAGTAGAAAAAGTGTTTGAAGAACCTGGAAAAGCAGATGACTTATCTGAAGATCCATATGGCGAATCTTCACCAGAAAATGTTTTAAAATTTTTACAAGCAACTACTAATGGTAATAGAATATAGGTCATTGACTAACCTATATGTTTGTGATATAATAATATTATGAAATACAATGAAGATAAAATATGTAAAGAGATTTTAGATTATATAAAATCTACATATGGTCAACATTACTCATCTGGTAAAGATGGTATTCAAACTTTAGATTTATTAAAGTCTATTGGTATTAAAAGTGATTTTTGCCAAGCCAACGCAATTAAATATTTGTCTAGGTATGGTAGAAAAAATGGTTATAATCGTAAAGACTTGTTAAAAGCAATTCATTATGTTATACTATTATTAAATAATGATAAGGAGAAAATATAATATGAAAATAAGTGATAATACAATTAGTATATTGAGAAATTTCTCAGATATTAATGCTAACATTTTGTTTACACCTGGTAAAACATTAAGTACAATGTCAACTATGAAAAACATTATGGCAAAGGCAGACGTTGAGGAAGAGTTTGAAACAGAATTTGGCATATACGATTTGCCAGAATTTTTAAGAGCAGTAGATTCTTTTCAACAACCAGTTTTAAAGTTTAATGGTTCTGCTAATTTAAAAATACAAGATGAAAAAACAACATTATCAGCTAGATATGCGTTTGCTGATAAATCTACATTAAGATATCCATCTAAACAAATATCAATGCCAGATAAGACAGTTACATTCACACTAAACAATAGTGATTATGAATCTGTTAAAAAATTATATACAAATTTAAGTCTGCCTGATATTGCATTTAAAGGTGAAAAAGGCAAAATTAAATTAGTTGCTTTAGATAAAAAGAATAGCAACTCAAACGAATCATCAGTTACAATAGGTGAAACGGATTTAGAGTTTACTGCATATGTTAAGGCTGAGAATATGAAAATTATTCCTGGCGATTATGATGTTGCTTTATCAAAGGCAAAGATTGCTCACTTCATAAACAAAAAGGTTAAAGTACAATATTGGATTGCTTTAGAAGCAGACTCAACATTTTAATAAGGAGGTCTAAATGTCAGATTTCCTTTGGGTTGAAAAATACCGTCCAAAGAAAATTGAAGATTGTATTTTAACTGAAGATTTAAAAAATACATTTTCTAAGTTTCTTAAACAAAAAGAAATACCAAATCTTCTTCTTTCTGGCACAGCTGGTACAGGCAAAACAACAGTTGCTCGTGCCTTATGTGAAGAACTAGGTGCTGATTATATTATTATCAATGGTTCAGATGAAGGCCGACACATTGATACATTAAGAACTACAATCAAAAACTTTGCGTCTACCGTGTCGCTAGATGAAGGTGCAAGTCATAAAGTTGTGATTATAGATGAGGCAGATTATATGAATGCTGATAGTGTTCAACCTGCATTAAGAAACTTTATTGAAACGTTTTATAAGAACTGTAGATTTATATTTACTTGTAACTTTAAAAACAAAATCATACCTGCCTTACATAGTCGTTGTACTGTAATTGATTTTCGTATTACAAATGGTCAAAAAGTAAAAACTGCTACTGCATTTTTAGAAAGACTAGGTGAAATACTTAAAACAGAAAACATAGAGTTT